TTAACCCTTCCGCCCGCGCAGCATGGCCGCGATCGTCACGGCGCTGTAGCCGCTCTGCTCCCAGAGGTCGTTGGGTACGGTGCCGCCGTTGCGCAGGATGAGCGTGATCTGCCGCCGCGCCTCACTGCGCGCGGCCTTGTCCGCCGCTTCCTGCGCGGCCTTTTCCTCCTTGGCCTTCTTGTCGGCGGCGGCCTTGCGGTCGGCCGCGTCTTTGGCCTGCTGCTGCAGCTTGCTGTCCGCGCGGTCGTAGTCCGCGTCGTCCATGTCGAGCAGCGCGGCGATCTGCGCCTTCGTCACGCCATCGCGGCTGTCGGCCGCGTCGAGCATCGCGTCGATCGCGCTCAGGCGCGTCTTGCGCTCGCCGTTGTAGCGCTCGTAGGCGAGCTGCGCCAGCTCCGGCAGCTTGCCCGCGAGCATCGCGCGGTAGTATCCGCCCGCCTGCTGCGCCGCCGCCACGGCCGCCGTCGAGGCCCGTCCGCCCGTCAGCGCGGCCGCCGCGCCGAGGGCGTTGGCCGATGCGAGATCCGCCTGCCGCTCATACTGCTGGCGGTAGGCGGCGTAGAGCTTGTCCGATGCCGGGTCGTAGTCGAATTCCTCGCCGAGCAGCGCGTCGAGCATCTGGTCGATGCGCGCGCGCTGTCCGGTCGTGTCGCGCTCGGTCAGCAGGGACTCTGCCTGGCGGCGGTGCGTGTCGTCGTAGTCCGGCACGTCCTCGAGCGGCAGATACTGCGCGTAGTCGTTCGACTGCGTCACATCGGTCATGCCCTCGCCGCGGATCTTCGCGTTGCGCTGCTGCTCATAGATCGCGGCGGCCGCGTTGTCGCCGCGCTGCGCCGCCCGCTCCATGAGCGCGGCGTAGTCGGTGTCCTTGTCGTATTTGTATTTTGTGGCCATAAGGTCTCCTTTCTTCAGTGCTGCGGTCCGGCGGCGGTCTCCGTGCGCGCGAGCGACAGCAGCCGCCACGCCCCCGTGCCCGTCAGCCGCAGGCGAAAGTGGTCGCACCGGCGCGGCAGCACCGGCAGCGTGACGGAGCGCTTCGCGCCTGCCGCCACGGTCGCCAGCGTGTGCCACACGCCGTCGGAGTCATACTGCACCGCCGCCGTGACACTTGCGCCTGCGTCCGCCTCCAGCCGCAGCTGCACGCGCAGCAGGCGCTTGCAGTCCGGGCTGCCGCTGACGAAATCGCCCGTCTCCAGCATGCTCTCCAGCTGCGCCGTGCTGCCCGTGCCGAAGCGCCAGACGCCGCTCGGATCCTGCGCGTAGAGCGCGCCGTCGTGCCGGGCGAACCCGGATGCGTGAAATGCGTCCTCGCGGCTCCACAGGCCGCTGCGCGTGTCGTATACGAACAGGTGCCATGCGTTTTGCGGATCGTGCGCCGAGAGATACCAGCGCGTACCGTCCGTGCCCGCCGCGCCGGCCGTGAGCGTGCGCCCGAGCGCGTCGCCGATGCGCACCGGCCGTCCGCCGGAGGTGCGCGCCGGCCCGGCGGGGGAGAGATAGTAGAGCGTCTCCGCCGCCGTCACGAGCGAGCGGCCGGAGTTTTTCTCCGTGCCGAGCGCCGCCGAGGCGATGAGCTGGAAGTTGCCCGGCTTCGTGCCGTAGAGCCGCCAGAGCCCGTCCGGCTTGAGAAACACCACGCCGCTGCCCGTCGCCGCGCAGCCGGAAAAGTTGCCCGGCGTGCCGACGTCCACGCTCCATGCCGCCGTGGCGACCGTGCCGTTTTCGTCCGCCTCGTACCAGTACCAGCTCAGCGGGTCGCCGAGCTTCGTGCACCAGACGGTGTCCTGCGCGCAGGCCCAGATGCGGTTGGCGTATGTGCATGCGTGCAGCGCCATGGGCATGCGCCGCGTGACCGTGATGTGCTCGACCGCTCCGACGGCAGAGAACGTGTCGGGGTCGAACACGAGCACCGCGCCCGCGATGGCGCGGATGATGTAGGTGCCGTTGTCCTCCGGCGTGGAAAAGCCGCTGAACGTCACGGCGTCGCCCACGCGAAAGGGCGTGTCGATGCCGTTCGCGGCGACGGAATCGGCGCGCGCGCCGCTGCTGTCGTCCGAGCGCTGGAGCGCCACCGTGCCGCTCCAGCTCGGCTCGGCGCTGCCGAACGTGCCCATATCCGGCCGGTACCAGACCTTGTCCGGCCAGATGAGCACCGTGCCGCCGAGCTCGGCGAACACCTTCGGCCCGTTGACGAGCGTGCAGCCGTCGACGGGCGTGCCGTTAAAATACAGCGTCTGGCCCGTGCACCAGAGCAGTCCGCCGTCGACGGCGAACAGTCCGTTCGCGCTGCCGCCGCCGGTCGGATAGGTCAGCGTGCGGCCCGGCCGCGTGGAAAACAGCGGCGCGTCGGCTGCCGAGCCGTTCGTCATCTCGTAGATGCCGCCCTCCGGGCAGCCCGGCCGGTGGTCGTAGCCGCGAAAGTCGGTCTGTACGCGCCGCGTCACGGGCATGGCGCGGGGAAATGTGGGTAGATGCATTGCCTGCCTCCTTACTGGTTCGTGGTCTGCCCGCTGCGCAGCTCGGCGCGCAGCCGTTCGAGCGCGGCGGGGTTGAAGTTCTCGCGCCCGAGGTTCGTCAGTGTGTACTGCAGCGCCTCCAGCAGCCGGACGATCGTCTCCTCCAGCGCCGTCACGCGCGCGTCGAGCCCCTCAGCGCCGGTGCGCTCCGGCAGCGGGAAATTCAGCGGGGAAAAGTCCGTCATGCCGCGCCGCCTCCATCCCCGTCTCCGCCGCCGCGGTCGGAAATGCCGGCGCGCAGGGCGGCGATCGCCCGCATGAGAAACTGCGGCATCGGCGCGCCGAGCGCGCCCGCGTTTTCGGCGATGCTGCCCAGCTCCGTCAGCAGATACCACGCTGTTACGAGCGGGCACAGCAGCACGTCGTAGTCGATGCCCAGCCCCGGCACGCTGCCGAGCAGCACGCGCAGGGCAAAGTCCAGCAGCGCCGCCACGAGCACGCCCGCCACGCTGCCCGCCTTGTGCCACAGGCCCTCGCGGGCGGCGCGGCTGCTCCACGTTCCGGCGCGCAGGGCGGCGGCGCTGCCGGTGGCATAGTCGAGCAGCATGGCCAGAAACCATGCCGCCGCCAGCCAGCCCGTCCAGCCCCAGAAGGCCGTCAGCGCTGCGGCCGCCGTGCAGGCGGCCGCTTTGATCGTTGTGAGTCGGTCCATTTATGTCTCCTTTGCCTGATCGACCATCCGCTGGCACACGATCAGCGTGCGCAGCATGTCCGGCGAGAGATCCAGCTCGCCGCGTTCATTGCCCCGCAGTGCGCCGCGGTCGATGAGCCGCTGCGCATCGCTGCGCGCCCACGCGGGCATGTCGTCGATTTTGTTGTATCGTGTCA